ATACAATGTTTACAAGTAAGTGAAATCCATAAGTGGCTTATGAAAGCAGCTAATACTTTGTATTTATCTGATACTTCGGTTTGGGCAGAGATGACCGCTAAATTACGAAATACATCTGACGGCACTTCTCATACTTTAACAGGAATGTCATTTGGTAAAACCCCAGATAAAGCTTATGCATCTGATGGGGCAATGGTTACATGGACTTTATTTGTAGCACAGATTGAAAATTATTAATTGGTAATTTAAAAAGGAGAGAAACATGAAAAAGGAAGCGTATAAGGACGTTACTGTTGGTGGTAGAAAATGGCGAATAGGAAGATTTGATGCATTAACGGGAAGCTATGTTGCTACTCTATTATTGATGCAAGTTCTTCCAATGGGAATGGACGAACAGGTTGTTGGTTTGGGTTCTATCTCTCAAGGAAGGTCGATAATGAATAAGGAGACTTTCAGGGATGTCCAAATAGAATGTTTAAAAGTAGTTTCTGAATTACAGCCAGTAGGAAATGTAGATGCCCCTGTATTATTAATGTTACCTGATGGCAGATGGGGAATATCGGATATTGAAACCGAAACAACTATTATTTTAGCATTGACATTGCATGTTTTAATTTTTAATATTGCCGATTTTTTTCAAGAAGACGCATTGAAAGACCTAACGCAAACATTCTCGGGTTTGAGCCAGTTCAGTGCGAAGAAATAGACCCATTTGCTTTTGCCCCTGTTTTTGCAAAAGATTGGAAGCAACATGAAGTATGGGATGGGACATATTCATTTAGAGATCTTCTTGATTGGTATGAAATGGCTCAAGTAAAAGAGGAAAACGAAAGACGATACAGTGTATGGCAGGAATCGAATAGGTAATTATAATGGATGTTAATGTAATTAAAAGCTACTTAATAAAACTTGGCGCAGATGTCAATGTCTCATCTTTTGATAAGTTTAAAACTTTTCTTAAAGATGCAGAAAATGCAATCAAGAAAAGTGCGGGAGTAACCACATCTCTTGTATTTGCTGGAGCATCTTCTGTTGCTGCTGCATTGGTCCTTATTAATGAAGCTATTGCTAAGAACATCAATAAAGTTGCTCAAGCAGATATGCAATATCAGTTATTAGCGCAAAAGATGTTTATGAATGTCAATGCGGCTAAAGCATATTCTATTGCTACAGATGCTATTGGTCATAGTTTGCATGAAATCGCCTGGAACGCTGAATTAAAACATCAGTATTTTATGTTAGTAAAAGATGTTAATGATTTAAAAGTTCCTCCCGAAGCAAAGGATATGTTTAAAGGGGTGCGAGCAATTGATTTTGAGATAAAAAGAATCAAAACAATGATCGGCTTGGGAATGGAACATATTGCCGCCGAAATATTAAAAATAAATGGTGGAGATTTAAAAAGCTTTTATAAATGGTTACATGAATTTGCAGATTGGATTAAAGAGAATATTCCAGAATGGTCAAAGAAAATAGCCCACTTTTTAAATCCATTTATTATAATGTTGCAAAGTATTTATAAATTATTTAAGGCACTCTATGACTTATTTATGATTTTTGTCCCAGCTATTAAAATGATATTTTCTGGCTGGAAACAAATTGCTGATTTATTGCCTGCTTGGATAGTTGGGCTTGGATTATTATGGGCGGCTCTTAGATTAATTTTTCTTCCTACTAGCCCTATTATGATGGGAATAGCTGCATTTTTAGCTTTAGCATTATTAGTTGATGATGCTATGGCTTTTAAAGAAGGAAGAGAATCTTTAAAATCATTAACTAAAGTTTGGCAAGCATTTACTGATTTTGGTGGTTTTCTTTGTAAATTAGCTATTGCTGGAATAATTCTTTGGGAAGAATTTTGGAAAGCAGTTCGTGGGGAACAAGCCTTAAATACAATTGATACATGGAAAAAAATAAGAGAAGAACAGGCTGCTTTTGATAGATCGGTAGATGAAGATGAAGCAAAGAGAGATAGAAAAAGAGCAGAAAATATAAGAAAAAGACAAGCTAAAGAAAAAGGGATACCTTATGTTCCACTTACTGGAGATGAAATATATGGTAAAAAGTTTCTTCCAGGTGGAGATAGTAGCGATCATAGAAGTGGAGGAGCCGAAGGATCATTTGATATTCCTGGAGGGATATCATCGACTGGAGATGCTCAAAAAGATTTATTCAAATTAATAACAGAAAAAGGTGAAGGCACTGCAGGACCAAAGGGATATGATATCTCATTAGGTAATGGTACAATTGGAGATAGAAATCATAAACCTCTTACTGAAATGAATTTTGATGAATTATATGATTTTCAAACTAGTATGCTTAGAGATCGTAAAAATAAATGGAACTCAAGTGCTTCCGGCAAATATCAATTTGTTCAAGAAACATTATTTGGGAAAAAGGGACAACCAGGATTACTAAAGGAATTAGGAATAAAACAATCTGAAAAATTTACTCCAGAAATGCAAGATAGACTTGCAGCAGCATATATCGCTGATGCTGTTAAAAAATTTAAAGCAGGATTAATTACTAAAGCTCAATTTCAAAATATTATGTCAGGCAAATGGGATTCTGTAGCAGCATATGGATCAACTACATCTGTAAAAGGGCATAGGGCAACTGTCACTACAGCAATGTTAAATCCAATAATAGACGAATTTAAACAAGCTCCTGGTACTCCTTCTCCAGCACAAATTGCGGCAAAAGCTGGAACAACAACAAATATTACAAATAATGCAAATGTTACAATAAATGCGCATACAAACAATCCTGAAGAATTAGCGGCGAAAAATGCTGCTGCAACTAAGAAAGCCCTTGAAGAGCATGCGGCTAAACAAAATATACAGGCTGTAATGGGAACATAAAAATATGTCAATATCAAGTCCAGTAAATTCATTAGATTCGTCTTTTTTAGTTGCAGATTCATCAGCTTGGGATATATATTCTCCTGATAGTGGGCTACTTGATGGTATTATTGGGGCAACAGGTTCTGGATATAGACCTGTTAATTGGGCGCTATCTTCTGAAGATGATTCTTCATTAGAAACAATAGGAATAAAAACATTATCTAATATTGCTGAAATGCAATCTTCAGGCGAGTCTGGAACTGCTATTGGTTATTTCTTTGATGGTTTTATAATGGAAAGTCATACTGGTGCAGTACGAATAACTGAACATCCAGTTCAAAGTGGGGCAAATATTAGCGATCATGCTTATAATTTACCTGATAGATTAGATATTGAAATATATGTTTCGGACGTAATGGATGTTGTTATTGCAGGACAGTTTTCCGACTATTCTACAAAATCTATTTCTGCTTATGAAACATTAAGAAGATTAAAAGAACAAAGACAATTTTTATCGGTACATACAAGATTACATGATTATGAAAATATGCTGATTGAAAATATGTCTACTCCTGATGATTATAAAACATCAAATAGTTTTAGATGTAGAGTTCAATTACGTGAAATTTTAGTAGCTACGGTTGCAACAGAAACAGTTGAATCAACACAACCTCTTGTTAATAGTGAAACATCTTCTAAAGCTTCAGTAACAGAACCTGCTCCGGCTTCCGCATTGGCAACAGAAATGCCAGCAAGTAAGTGAGGGAATAATGTTACAACAAATACCATTAAAAACTACCTCTAATCAAACATTACAAATGATATTGCAAATAAATGGAGTAAATACTTCATTAATATTTAAGGTTCGCTGGAATGCAATAGCTGGATACTGGGTGTTAACTATAATTAAATCTTCAGATGGGACAATAATAATTGATTCTCTTCCTTTGGTAACCGGAGAAAAAAATACTGAGACTCTTAATATTTTAAAACAATATGGATATTTATTAATTGGCGAAGCATATTTAGTTCCAGCTGTTGCTCAACCAACTTCAAATTACCCTAATGATAAAAATTTAGGAACAGAATTTGTTTTAATATGGCAGGATAATTTATGAGTGAAGATATAGATAAATTAAGTACGCCGGAATATGGAGCTAAACTATTTGGAAGAAAATGGAAAGTAAGTGTTTTAGTCCCAAAAACAGAAGATACAAATACAAATAGCACAAAAAGTTCCGACTATACAGCATACGTTGTATCAGATAGCGAACATGAAGATACATCTTTACGTGTTACTTTTAATATTCAAAAGTTTGGATATATAACACCTAATTTTTCTGAGATTTGTATTTATAATATGAATCCAGAAACAGAAAAGATTGTTATTAAAAATGGATGTAGGGTAATGGTAGAGGCGGGATATATAGGTGGGGATTTTGGAGTTATTTATAATGCCCCTATTTTTCAACCTCTTTGGGAAAGAGAAGATAATGTAACAACAAAAGTTACTCTTAGATGTATTGATGCGATGGGTATTATCCATGAAAATCAAGTTGAAATGTCGGCAGTAATGCAATCTCAAAAAGATATGATGATTGCAATGGCTTCTAAATCAAGAAATTCTTATGAGGTAAAAAGTATCGGAGATAATATGGATGATACTACTCCCTCAAGGACAAAAGTATTTTTTGATTCACCTCATTATTATATGAGAAAGTATTGTCAGAAAAGTGGAACAACGCCAAGTTATATTGATGGCGATGTAATATTAGATAGACCCCAAGATCCAATATCTACAGATATGACTACAAATGCCTTAGTGGTTTCTCCCGGAGTTGGAGGGCTAATTGGTACCCCTCAACAAACACAAGAAGGAATAACATTTACTCTTTTATTGAATCCGCTTATTACTATTTTTAACCCACCAATGCTTGTAAAAATAGATAATGCTTGGATACGACAAATGCAATTAGAATATGGAACAGTTGGATTTTCAAAATTAGACGAAGATGGAATATATAGAATTATAGGGGTTACACATATTGGTGATACAAGAGGTAATTCTTGGTATTCAAATTGTATTGGGATAAATCAATCTATGGAAGGCACATTAGCAGCAATGTTCCAGGAACAACAAGATACTTCTAAATAAGGATTTAAAATGGGCTCAGATACACAAGGAACAATTCCAATATCAATGCGATTAGACCCTTCTAATGAAAACTTAGAAAGAAAACTTGAAAAATTAAGTTATCGTATTCGTGTAGCAATGCCTGGAATTATCCAAAGCTTTGATGCTGACAAACAAACTGTAACTGTAAAAATTGCAATAAGAGAACATCTCAGCTTTAATGGTAAAGCATATGAAGATAGAGAAATTCCAGTATTGGGAGATGTGCCAATATATATGCCAAGAGCAGGCAATTTTGTTTTGACAATGCCTGTAACAATTGGTGACGAATGCCTAGTTATATTTGGAGATACTTGCATTGATAGTTGGTGGGAAACAGGTGCTCTTGGCAATCAAATGGATAATCGCAGACATGATTTAAGTGATGGATTTGCAATTATTGGCCCATGGAGTCAGCCAAAAGTTATCGGTAATTATTCAATCGATTCTACAAGATTGAGAAATTTAAATAATGATACATATGTTGAAGTAAAAGATGATGAAATAAATATTGTTGCTAAAACAAAAGTAATAGTAACTTCCCCAGAGGTTGATGTTATTGCTACAACCGTAAGTGTTATAGCAACAGGAACAGTTCAAGTAACTGGTGGGACAATTACTCTTACATCTCCGGCTGGGGTCAACCTTGTAGGAAGTAATTTATCTCAAATAGATGGAAAGAATTTTATAGACCATACACATACAGGGGTAACAACCGGCTCGGGAACTTCAGGAGAAGTATCATAATAATAGAAGAGAGGTGCCTTATTAAATATCGTAGACTAGACGAAAATCATGATATGTGTTTTGGAAGAGGACCATCTGATTATTTAGAAGATTCAGCCGGTAATCCTATTGCTATTGCTCAAGCCATCCAAACAAGAATGCTTCTTTTTAGAGGTGAGTGGTGGGAAAATATAAAAGATGGCTTACCTTTATGGCAGCAAATTCTTGGTCAAAGAATAAAAAATAAAGGCATTATTGATCGAATATTAGTTGATCGAATCAAAGGATTAAGAATGCCTAATACCAGATTAGCGATAACATCGGTATTAAATGTTTCTTCTACGCATAATTCTGAAACAAGAGAATACAAATTTAATAGCGTTGTCAATACAGTATATGGCAAATTAGTTGTTACAAATGCCTCTCAAGGAATGTAAATTGTTTATATATAAAATAGAAAATAAAACTAATGGTAAGATTTATATTGGACAAACTATACAATCTATTAATATTCGTTTTAAAGGGCATATTAAATCTTCTAAGAAAAATAATAATAAATCTATTTTATATAAAGCCATGAGGAAATATGACATTCAATCATTTGAAATATCAGTAGTTGATACTGCTGATACCAAAGAAGTATTAAATAAGAAAGAAATATATTGGATTGAATATTATGATTGCATGAATCCTAATGGCTATAATCTTACAAGAGGCGGAACAGGAGGGGATTTATCAAAATTTCATACTTATAGATTATGGACAGATGAAGAAAAAAAAATAATTGGTATAAAAACAAAAGAAGCAATGGAGAAAATGTCTCCAGAAGAAAAAGAAAGACAAAAACAATCGCATAAACAAGCATCAAAATATAAATTTATTTGGAATAAAGGATTAACAAAAGAAACAGATGAGAGAGTAATGAAAATTAGTTTAACAGAAAAAGAAACCAAAGCTAAAAATAAGGAGAAAAAATAATGTGTGCATATTACTCTCCGTACCTAGACGAGGCCGGACTCCACATCCCAACATATAATGATATTCTTGAAAAAAGATTAAGCGATGCTCAAAGTATTTATGGGCAAGATATTTATTTAGGAATAGACTCTGCCGATTATCAATCAATATCTGTAGAGGCTTTAGCTTTGTATGAAGCAATGCAAGCTGTGCAATTAGCTTACAATCAATCAAGTCCAGCAACCGCAATAGGAGTAGGTCTTTCAAATTTAGTTCAACTTAATGGGGTGATAAGAAAAGCAGCCTCATATTCTACCTGCGATGTCACTTTAACAGGAACAACTTCTGCAACTATTATTAATGGAGTAATTAAAGATAAATCAGGAAATAATTGGAGCTTACCAACACCAATAACATTGCAATCTGTTGGCGGATGTTCTTATTCATTAATAGTGACAGCAACCTGTCAAGTCATTGGAGAAATTACTGCATTAGCTGGTGACCTTTCTGTAATTGTAACCCCAACAACTGGCTGGATAAGCGTAACAAATGCCACGGCTGCAATACCTGGAATAGCAATAGAAACTGATTCTCAATTAAGACAAAGACAATCCGTCAGTGTTGCATTCCCTTCACAAACAATGTTAGTTGGTACGATAGCTGGTATTGCCGCATTAAGTGATGTGACAAGATATAAGG